GTGGACGAGCGCATCGAATTTGTCCGCGTTATACAGGCGATGGACGCGGAATTTTTGAAGCATAAGCCCGGAGGAGGTGGGAAGAATGCCGGTGCTTGACATAGTGGTGAACCCCTCCGGGGCGTTGTCCGGGGCGAGGACGGTGCAACGTAGTCTTGCCGATATAGGGCGGAGCGCCGTCGGCATGGAGCGCACAATGGGCGGCGCTGTGGGTCGCTTGAAGGGAATGCTCGCCGGGCTGGTCGCCGCCGTGGGGTTGAAAAATCTTGCCAAGGGTTTTCTTGACGCGGCGGTTACGGTGCAGAACTATCAGACCTCGCTGCAGGGCGTCATCAAGAACGCTGAAGAGACGAAGCGCGTCTTCGACGACATCAACAAATGGGCGGCGTTGAATCCCGTCGACACGGACGACTCTATCCAAGCATTCGTCTTGCTGAAGTCCGCTGCGGTGAAAAACACGAAAGAGGCGGTAGAGGCGGCGGCGGACCTCGCTACGGTCATGCAGGTTCAGATCAGCGACGTTGCAAGAGCGATAGTGAGTTTGAATACAATGCAGCTTCGGAAGCTGGGTATCCTCATAGACCAAACAGGGAGCAAGGCGATTATCCAGAGCGGGAATGTCCGGAAAGAAGTCGAGAAGGACACTGATAAAATCCGCGCCGGGCTGGTGGAACTTATCCAAGAGAATTTCGGCGGCATGATGCAGTACGCCGGAGACAACTGGTCGGCGGTTATGAAGACGATGGGCGGTCAGTGGAACTTTTTGCAACAGAACATCATGGGAGCCGTCGGCTCGGGCGGTCCGTTCGACCGACTGAATAAAGCAGTGATAGGCATCCGTGACCGCTGGAATGATTGGATGCAATCGGAGGATTTTAAGACCTTTGTCGAGCGGGTGCAGGGGGCGGTAATGCGGGCTATCGACTCATTGTTATCACTCGGAGACAAGATCGGCAAGGTTTTCGGCATGGTGCTTGAAAATGTGGACAAAATCATCTCCGCTCTCAAGGCTCTTGCCTCGGTAAAAATATCGGGATGGATGCTCGCCCTTCTGGGCGTTACCGGACCAGCCGGGAAGCTGGCGGCAGCCGGGGTGGGTGCTCTCGTGTATTTCAAAGACCAGGTAGATAGCGCGACCTACGGAATCAAGGAAATGACCGCCGAAGCGGAAAACCTCCGAAGAGCGATAAAGGACTTGGAGACAAGTCAATGGGTTATCGACCCTTCGCGAATGACGGCGATGAAAGACCAGCTTGCTCTTTTGGAAGGTCAAATCCTCCACTTGAAAGAGATGGATCGCCTTGCAGCAAAAGCAAGCGGGGCTATGGTTGCCCCCGTCGTCCCCGACGATGACGGGAGAGGGGGCGGCAAATCTACCGCCTCCGGTCCCTCCGCCGCCGAACGTCTCGTGGAGTCCATCCGCGACAAAATGCAGTATCTCTATGCGGACGGCAAGAGTTTCCTTCCCGTGCTTGACCAGTGGGCGGCGAAGCTGAAGCCACTCTCCGAGGACTGGAAAATGATCGTTGACCTGCAACGGGACATACGCTCCGACGAATCGAAGAAGGCGGCTGACGACGCAATCGCCGCGATGGAGCGGCTTGCAGAAAAAGAACGCCAACAGGCGGAAGCCTTGGAAGCGGCGCGGCAGGGGGTGCGGAAGTTCTGGGCTGAAATGTCGTGGGCGAATCAGCAGGGGCTTATGACGGACGAGAACTACTTCGACATGCTCTCTCGGAGCTTCGACGGTCTGAAAGCGAAACTCGCGGCTGACTCCGGCGGATTCCTTGACCTCTCGCAGTGGACGAACTGGACGGAGGAAATGAAAACCACGTTCGCGTCCATGCAGTCGGTCGCCTCACAGATAGCCTCAACACAAATGACCACGCTCAACGAGCAGTTGGAAAAAGGCGTTCTTTCCCAGAAGGAATGGAATGCTGCGGTACAGGAATTACTCGACAAATACTCCGCGCTTCCCGCTGTCGTGGAGCAGGTGAACAAGGCGCAACAAAAAACAAAGAAGACCTCGGATGAGTTCGGCATCAGTGCAAAACTCTGGGCGAACGACCTCTCACAAGGACTTGCGCAGGCGATAGTCAACGCTCAGGACTTGGGGGACGCGCTGCGGAATATCGCGAAGTCGATAGCAGGGAGTTTCTTACAAAAGCTCATCGGCGGTTGGATCGGCGGGCTATTCGCCAACGGCGCGGCCTTCCAAGGCGGTCAGGTAATCCCGTTCGCCAAGGGCGGCATTGTCACCAAGCCCACTATATTCCCGATGGCTCGCGGCATGGGATTGATGGGCGAAGCCGGACCGGAAGCGGTAATGCCGCTGAAACGAGGCTCGGACGGAAAGCTCGGCGTCGAGGGCGGCGGCGGAACAACTTATATCACCGTCCACATCAACGCCATCGAGCCGCAATCCTTCGCACAGGCCATGAGATCAAACAAGGCAGTTGTTGAATCCGTCGTAGTGGAAAACATCATGCGCAACGGGGCCGTTCGGAGTGCCATAAGGGGGGCGGTCTAATGGCTTCCTTTACGTGGATTCCGTTCTACGAACCGAAGATCGAGCACCGTTTTAACGTGCTGACCACGGAATTTGAGAGCGGCAAGGTGCAGAAAAAGTATCGGGGTGCGCTCCCGACCGTCTGGACGCTGGAATTCAAGACGACATGGGCGGAAATGACGGCAATCCGGAATTTCTTCATCGACCGTAAGGGTTCCTTCGAGTCGTTCACGTGGGTGGACCCGTGGAGCGGAACGACGAAGACGGTGCGATTCGCGGAGGACAATCTCGACATCGAAACGGAGTTCAAACTGAACGGGATTTTCACCGTGCGATTCGAGGAGGTTTTGTAATGGCAAGAGCAGGAGAAAACTACATCGGGGAGGCTTCCAGTTCGGAAGTCTCCCCTATTTTATTGGTGCGTGCGCTGGACATCCCGCAGGTCAACAATCCATCCGTCAAG